TCACCACATCTCCAATTTGCTGCCACTGGATTGGGCATGCGGCCCTTCCAGCGGCTCGTTTTGCAACGCGTGGAGCAGCGCCCACGCAATATCGGCATGCCCGGTTTCTTCACTCCGGCCTGCCTTGTATGTCATCTGCCGCCCGCTGGCGGTCATGGTTTTCTTGATCGACATCAGCGACTGCGGAATATCGAGCCAGCCAGCATCCCATTCGATGCGGCCATTGCTGATTACGTCAAACGCCTTCAGTACCAGCCGTGTTTTCACCTCGGGCGAATAGCTGAACGTGACAAGGCCCGGAAAGAACGTGCGCACGATCTGCGCAACGCCGGTGCCCATTCCAGTCGCGTCGATGCCGATGTAGGTCACCCAGTACCGCAGGGTGATCTTGCGGATTGCCTCGGCCTGCGCAGCGAAGTCCTGCCCCCGGAACTGGTGCCGTTCGAGCACCCGGAACTTTCCACCCGGCTCGGATGGTGGGGCCAGAACGACCAACCCTGCGCTGTCCCCGGTTTCGGCAGGGTCATATCCAACCCACACCGGTCTTTCACCAAAAGGCCGGCGGGCGAAGGGTCTGAAGTCGTGGGCCCAGGTGACCATGCTGTCCACGCCCAAGGGCTGCAGCATGGCAAGGGGGAAAACGCTGTCACTGTCATCCACAAACCCGCACATCAGCAGGTTGGCAAACGCGTCCGGGCTGTACTCCTCCCGCAGATCATCAATATCGAACAGGTCGCAGCCGCGTCGGGCCGCATCCATTATCGTCACAATCTGGCGCCACACCCGATCCTCGCAGGCGCGCCCGCCCGCCAGCGAATCGTGGGAAACATCAATCTGGACGCGCTTGTCCTTCGGCTTGCCGCGGTTACGGCGCTCGCCGGTCCACCAGGTATAGGCCTGGTGTGCCATCGATGAGGGCGTGCTGAAGTAGGTTTTCCGCCACTTCTTGTGCATCGCCATGCCGCTGGCGACCTTGTTCAGTTCATCAAACCCATGCGTCCAGAAGAATTCGTCGAAGTAGAAGTTCCCGTGGTAGCCCTGCGCCGTGCGCGCATTGGTGCCAAGGAAGAACAACTCCGCGCCGTTGGCCAGGACGATGCTGTCGCCACCCTTCAGCTCCTTGTCCAGCACCTCACGCACGAAAGACTGCATATAGCCGCGGAACAGGAACGCCTGGCTTTTGGATGCCGACAGGAAAATCTGATTTCGCCCGGTGGTCAGGGCATCAATCAAGGCCTCGCGTGCGAAGTAATAGGTGGCACCGATCTGGCGTGACTTCAGGATTGCGCGGGTGCGCTGGCTCCCGGCCCGGTACCAGTCGCGCTGGTAGTCAAAACAGCCGTCCAGGAACGCCCCGGTGAGACGCTCGATATCGTCTTCGCTGAAGTCGTTGCGCTTGGCCGGCTTCTTCGGCCCGGCATTGCGCTTGGCAATTTCCGGGTTGAGGTCGGTTTCAGTGCCGCCACCCTGGTATCGCTGGATACGTGCCTGCCGCTCCAGTTGCCGGTGCAGCAGGTCGATTTCTTTGTAATCGCCGCCGGTCTTTTCCGGCTTCATGATCAGCATCACCAGCCGTGCTTCCAGTGCACCGCCGATGCGTTCCACGTTATCAGCGCGGTCCCACTCGTCACGCGCCTTCCAGCTGTGTATGGTTTTCTCGTTCTCCCCGGTGGCCTCTGCGATCTCACAGACACGCCACCCCATCCAATACAGGAACTTAGCCTGCCGGCGGGTATCCATCGGGAGTTGTTCAACGGCGCTATTCACCCAGCAAGCGTGACCGCCGAACCCTCTTTCATAAACGCCGCCGACTTGTAACAGCCGCCTTTACAAGCGCCGCGCGTTGCTTGGTTTTCACCGTCTGCCGACCATGGGTTCATCGGGTTTTCACCCGCATCAACCACCCAGCAGAGGGCAGCATGTCGGCCAAGACCATCAAGAAATTCCGCTCCAAGTTCTTTCGCGTTGCCGTGGAAGGTGACACCACCGATGGGCGCGTTATCGACGGGAAGTTGCTGCGTGAAATGGCCGACAGCTACAACCCTGTCACCTATGGCGCGCGTATCTGGATGGAGCACTTCCGCAGTTTGCTGCCGGACAGCCCGTTCCGCGCCTATGGCGACGTGACAGCGCTGAAGGTCGATGACGTGACGATCAACGGTGAAAAGAAGCTCGGCCTGTTCGCGCAGATCGAGCCGACCGATGACCTGGTCAATATCGTCAACGTGCTCAAGCAAAAGGTATTCACGTCGATGGAGATCGACCCCAAGTTCGCCGGCACGGGGAAAGCCTATCTGACCGGCCTGGGAGTGACTGATACGCCTGCGAGCTTGGGTACCGATCGGCTGGCGTTCTCGGCACAGCACCCCGAAGCAAAGCTGTTTTCCGAGCGCAAACAGAAGCCGGAGAACCTGTTCTCGGCCGCGCAGGAAGTCGCGCTGGAGTTCGAGGAGGTGGCCGATGAAGAAGGTGCCACCGCAAGGTTGTTCGCGGCACTGGCCGGCCTCGCCGAACGGTTCACCGGTGTACAGAAGCCCGCCGAGCAAGCGCCCGCCGCAACCGGCGACCTCGCTGAAGTTGGTCGCGTGCTGGCTCAGATCGGCACCCACATGAGCCAGCAGGACGAACGCTACAACCAGCTGCAGCGCGAGTATCGCGAGCAGAGCACAGCAATGCAGTCACTGCGTGCGGATTTCAACGCCCTCAAGGAACAACTGGGTGACATCCCCGCCGGCGACCAGCGGCAGCGACCGGTCACTTCTGGCAACAGCGGCACCGGTGACCTGACCGACTGCTGACTGCATCTCGACGCACCGCCCCACAAATTCCCGCCTTCCGGAGATTCACCCAATGCGTAATTCCACCCGGCTCAAGTACAACGCGTACATGGAGCAGATCGCCAAGCTGTCGGGCGTGTCCAGCGTCACCGCGCAGTTCACCGTTGATCCCAGTGTCCAGCAACGGCTGGAGCAGCGGCAGCAGGAGAACAGCGAATTCCTGAGCCGCATCAACGTCATCGGCGTTGATGAGCTGAAGGGCGAGAAGGTGGGCGTTGGTGTATCCAGCACCATCGCCGGCCGTACCGACACCAGCGGCGCCGGCGTGCGCACGCCGCGCGATGTCTCGGGCCTGGACAGCCAGGGGTACGAGTGCCACCAGACCGACTTCGACACCGCGATCCGCTACGCCCTGCTGGATGCATGGGGCGGCCACAACGACTTCCAGGCCAAGCTGCGCGACGCCATCCTCAAGCGGCAGGCACTTGACCGCCTGATGATCGGCTTTCACGGCACGTCGGCCGCCGCGACGACCAATCGCATCACCAGCCCGAATCTGGAAGACGTCAATATCGGCTGGCTGCAGCAGTACCGCGCCAATGCACCGCAGCGGGTGATGGATGGCGGCGCTGACCCCGACAAGGTGGTCATCGGGGCCGGTGGCGACTACGCGTCCCTCGACGCGCTGGTCTATGACGCGATCAGCAGCCTGATTGACCCGTGGCACCGTCATGATCCGGGCCTGGTCGTCGTGCTGGGCCGTGATCTGCTGCACGACAAGTTCTTCCCCATGGTCAACAAGGACCAGCCCTCCACTGAGAAGCTGGCGACTGACGTGATCCTGTCGCAGAAGCGCATGGGCGGCCTGCAGGTTGCCGAAGTGCCCTACATTCCGGCTGGCACGCTGATGGTGACCTCGCTGTCCAACCTGTCGCTGTACTACCAGAACGGTGGCCGCCGCCGTTACATGAAGGAAGCGCCGGAGAAGAACCGGATCGAGAACTACGAGTCGTCCAACGACGCCTACGTGGTCGAGGACTACGGCATGGGCTGCGTGGTCGAAAACATCGAACTCACGGCGTAATCGACATGGCCGACAGCCCCGCCAAGCGCCACTTCGCCCGAGTTCTCGCGGCGAAGGAGGCGGCACAGAAGGAACCCGGCGCGCTGATGGATGGCGCCGGCATCTACGAGCAGCACATGATGCTGCTGCAGGATCACCGCGCCCGCCTGAAGAACATCCAGTCGGATGAGGGAAAAGCCGAGTTCAAGCGCCAGGTGTTGCCGGAATACCGGGCCTATATGGCTGGTGTTCTGGAGGCAGACAGCGGCGCGCAGGACACCGTGGTTTCCACTGTCATGGTGTGGCTGATTGACGCTGGCCTCTACGACTCCGCGCTCGATGTTGCCGCCTACATGCTGCGCCACAAACTGCCGCTGCCGGACCAGTTCAGGCGCACCACCGGCTGCGCTGTGGCCGAGGAAATCGCCGAGGCTGCATTGCTGGCACAGCAGACTGGCGGGGAGTTCGACACCGCGTTGCTGGCCCGGGTCAGTGAGTTGACCGCCAGCGAGGACATGCCTGACGAAGTGCGCGCCAAGCTTTACCTGGCCGCCGGTCGCGCAGTGGTGCGCGGCGCATCCGATGACTCCCCGCTACCGCTTGCGGTTGCCGAGCAGTGTGTTGCCGACTTGCGCCGCGCGATCGAGCTGAATCCGTTCTGCGGCGGCAAGAAGGATCTGGAGCGCGCCGAACGCTGGCTCAAGAAGGCCACGCCTACCACCGACCAGGGCGACACGCCCAGCACTGACACGCCGCAGCCTGACAAGGCAGACGGTTAACCGAGCGTCCCCGCGACCCCGCCGGCTCGGGGCTGATCCGAAGGGTTTCTCTCCCCCTGACGTGACGCCCCGACCACCGGCGCTTGCGGGCTATGCAATGCCGAATTTCGCGGGCGTGGTTGTCCTAAGCTTTCCGCGCCCGCGAGGTTCGGCCCCATCGAAGAAGGCCAGATGAGCGGTTTTGTCGCAAACGGAGGCACAACGCAGCAGACAGCAGAGGTTACCAGCGGCCCCTTCTGGCCGGCTGTTGACCCTGTGACGCTGCGGAAAGAGCTGCGCATCGATGGCGCAGTAACCAATGAGCGCCTGCGCGCGGCAATTGTCGCGGCGGTCATCGCGGTCAATGACGAACTGGACCGCTGGCGCAGCGGTCAGGAAGTGGCAGGCCATACAACCCTTGCAGACGTGCCGGCACCGGTTGTTGACGGCCGGTCGCGGCAGGTTGCGCTCTATCAGCGGGCGGTGGCCTGCGCCACGGCAGCCGAGGTCACCGAGCGGTATCGCAGCTATGACGCCAGCGGCACCGGCGATCGCAAGGCCGACGCTCTCACGCCGAGCATCGATGAGCTGCGCCGCGACCTGCGCTGGGCCATCCGCGACTTCCTGTGCGTCGCCCGCGTCACGGTGGAGCTGATCTGATGGCTGACTTCGCCATCGCCCAGCAGGGCGACACGCTCGCCGTCATCTGCTGGCGGCGCTACGGCCGCACCGAAGGGGTGGTTGAACACGTACTGGAAGCCAACCCCGGCCTGGCACTCGCCGGCCCGGTCCTGCCCCATGGAACCCGCGTCACGTTGCCCGAGCTGCCCCCGGCCGCCGCATCGTCCGCCCAACTGATTCATCTCTGGCAATGACCGAACAGCACACCGGAACCCTTTCGCTGCTGCAGTCCCTCTGGGCGAAGCTGCAGTTCATTCCCGCTCCGGCGGTGATCGTTACCGCTGCCGCGGGCATCACGATGCAGGATGTGGCCACTGCCCTGGCCGTGGTCCTGCTGCTGGTGCAGATCGCCTCCGGCATCACCGCCAACTGGGACCGCTGGTCGCGCATCCCCGGCAACATTGCCCGCTGGTCACGCAAGGTGCTGTCCCGTGACCGCACCTGACGTTACCCGGACGCCTGGCGGCAAGGGCACCCTGATGGCACCGTTGGCCGCGTTGGCGGTGTTGGCCGGTGCCCTCAGTGTTGCCGAGGCCGACCGCTCGCTGCCCTACAAAGATTCCGCCGGCATCTGGACCGCCTGCCGTGGCGTCACCGGTCCGGCGGTAGTGCCAGGCAAGCGCTACAGCGCCCGGGAGTGCGAACTGCTGAACAATGCGGCCATGCACAAGCACGTGGACGGCATTGCCAAGTGCATCAAGCGCCCGCTGCAATGGTACGAGTGGGTGGCCTGGGGACACTTCACCTACAACGTGGGCGTGGCCGGCTTCTGCAACAGCACCGCCGCGCGCCACCTGCGCGCCGGTAACAACGAAGCCGCCTGCGCGCAGATCCCTGCCTGGCGGTTCATCACCGTCAACGGCGTCAAGCGCGATTGCCGCGATCGCGGCTGGAACTGCTACGGCATCGTCACACGCCGCGACTGGGAGATGAGCATGTGCCGGGGGCAGATACCGGCGAGCAACTACCCCGACATCGAAGCTTGGCTGAAGGAGCCCGCATGAGGGCCATCATCGCGTTGTCTATCGCCCTGGCCCTGTCGCTGTTCGCTAACGTCGTGGCCATGTACCTGATCGGCAGCATCAGCGCCTCCAGCGCGGCCAAGGTCGTGCAGGCCCGCCAAACCGGCGCCATCGACGCGCTGAAAGGCCGCGCCGACCAGATCAACCGGGTGGCGCTGGCCGCCGACCGGGACGGCCTCAAGCTGCAGGCTGAGCTTCGCAGCGTTGATGAGGAAGCCGCCCGCCGCCTGCAGAACTACCAGGCATTCGTTTCTGGACTGCCGCCACTGCCGCAGGGCTGCGGCCCTGGCAAAGCGCGCGTGGATGCCCTCAACCACCTGACCGGAGCAGACCCATGATCCTGATCGCCATTCTGATTGCCTGCCTGATTCTGGCCATCCTCGACCTGGTGCGTGCGATCACCGGCGTGCCCGTCCGGCATACCTGGGCGAAGCTGGCCTTGGTGCTGGCCCTGGTGCTGACGGCCGCCTGCGGTCGCAGCGTCCCGCAGCGTCCAGAGCCGGTGCCCGCACAGTGCGACTCGCTATGTTTCGCGCCGTGCAACACCCAGCTGCCGAAGTGGACGCCGGCAAACCCCGACGATCCGGCAGCGTGGGACACGCTCGGCCCGCAGGTCATCAAGCCCGGACAGCTGCAGCTGCAGCAGTGCGAGCTTCGCCGGCAAGCGTGCGACACCTGTATCCAGCGCCTGCGCGTGGCGGGTGTGCTGCTGTGAAGAAGCCCGAAGGCCTGCGGGCGCACCTGACCGAAGCCCTGCCGTGGCTGCGCGACAACCCAGACCGGCTGCTGGTGTTCATCGATGAAGGCGGCATCGTCTCCACCGAGGAAGCTGGCTTGTCTTTCGAGTGGCGGTACACCCTCAACCTGATCTTCACCGACCTGGCCGAGCATCCGGTCGATATCGTCGTGCCGATGCTGGAATGGCTGCGTGAGAACCAGTCCGAGTTGATGGGCAACCCCGAGCGCCGCAACGACATCCGCTTCGAGGCCGACGTGCTGGCCGGCGACAAGATCGACCTGTCCATCAAGCTGCCGCTGACCGAGCGCGTAGGAGTCCACCTGCAGGACGGAAAACCCGTGGTCGAGAACTACGCCGAGCCCAGGTGGGAAGACGCTTTCCCGAATGGCTGACCTCAGCGAGCTGCAAACATGGGTGGGGCAACTGCTGGCCCGAACCACCGCGGCATCGCGGCTGCGCCTTGCGCGCCTGGTCGCCACGGATCTGAGGCGCAGCACTTACCGCCGTATCGCCCAGCAGCGCAACCCGGATGGATCCCCCTACGAGCCCCGGCGGCAGCCGCTGCGCGCAAAATCCGGGCGCCTGCGCCGGGAGGCAATGTTCCAACGTCTGCGGCAGGGGAGCCACATGCGTGCCAAGTCCGATGCCAGTGCCGCCGCGGTGGAGTTCACCGGCCGCGCCAGCCGTATCGCGCGCGTCCACCAGGAAGGTTTGGTGGATCGTGTCTCACCGGGTGGGCCGCGTGCCGTCTATGCACGGCGTGAACTTCTGGGCTTCACCCGCGCCGACGTGGAGCTGATAAAACGGCAGGTACTTGAGCACCTGGCTGGTTCCGGCTTGTAACAGCGTGCGTTACAAGCGCGACACGTTGTCCACGCGCGCGTGTGACGCCGAACATGGAGGCCTATCCCTGCAGGTTCGCTCATGCGCCTTTTTACCGCCGTCGATCTGTCGCGCCTGCCCGCACTCGACCTGATCGAGACGCTGGATTACGAGGCCATCGTTGCGCGCCTGCTCGATGACCTGCGCGCCCGCGATCCGGTGTTCGACGCCCTGGTCGAATCCGACCCGGCATTCAAACAGATCGAAGTGGACGCCTACGCCGAGCTGCTGGTGCGCCAGCGCATCAACGAGGCCACTCGATCGGTAATGCTGGCCTACGCCACCGACACCGCCCTGGATCACATCGCCGCAGGCTACAACGTACAGCGCCTGCTGATCACGCCTGCAGATCCACGCGCCTATCCGCCTGTTCCGGCGGTCTACGAATCCGATGCTGACCTGCGCCGTCGCGTGCTGCTTTCGTTTGAAGGCTTCAGCACGGCCGGCCCGGAAGGTGCCTACCTGTTCCACGCGCTGTCTGCTCATCCGGACGTGCGCGATGCCAGCGCATATAGTCCGACTCCGGGTGTCGTGGTGGTCACGGTCCAGTCGCGTAGCGGCAATGGCGAGCCATCGCCGGCCGTCATCGCCGCCGTGGATGCCGCACTGTCAGCCGATAACGTGCGCCCCCTGACCGATCAGGTACAGGTGAGGCCCGCAGAGGTCATCGAATACACCATCGATGCGCTGCTGGAGCTTTGGCCGGGGCCGGATTCTGACATCGTGCTGGCTGCGGTGAACGCGAACCTGGACAGCCTGATCGACCAGCAGCAGCGTCTCGGCTACGAGATCGCCATCAGCGCCCAAGTCGCCGCTCTGCATGTCCCCGGCGTGCGCAAGGTGCATCTGCGGTCACCGGTTACCGATATGCCCATGCTGCCCACGCAAGTCGGCTGGTGCATCGGTCGCAACGTTGACATCGCCGAAGCCGTATGACGCTGCTGCCTCCCAATGCAACGGTCATGGAGCGAGCGCGGGCCGAGGTAGCCGCGCAGCTGGCAAACCTGCCGGTGCGCATCGGCGACCTGAAGAACCCGGACGCTTGCCCGGTCGAGTGGCTGCCATGGCTTGCCTGGGAGCGCAGCGTCGACGTGTGGTCACCGCGCTGGCCAGAACACCAGAAGCGGGCAGCGATCCGGGCTAGCCTCGAGATCCACAAGCGCAAAGGCACGGTTGCGGCTGTGAAGATGGCGCTGGCCACGCTGGATTGGGATGCGCGCTTGATCGAGTGGCACCAGACCACCCCGATGGGTGCGCCGTACACATTCGCGGTGGAACTCACGCTCGATCGCCGAGGCTTTGCGCCCGAACTCTACGACGACGTCGCGAGGTTGGTGAATGCCGCCAAGAACCTGCGCAGCCACCTCACCCGCGTCAGCGTCGTGCATCGCCAGCGGGCGCAGATTCGCATTGCCAGCGCAGTGCTCATTACCGAAAGCATCACGGTATTGCCTCATCAGCAGACCGCAATCAATTCAAGGGCCGCAGTGCTGCCCGGCGCGGGGCTGGTCGCTCGCGAAATAGTTTCACTACACCCGCAGGGGCATTGATGGATACCTACTTCACCCTGATTACCGCCAAAGGGCGGCCCAAACTAGCAGCATCACTGGTACCTGGCGGCACCCCGCTCGACCTGACAACGATGGCCTTCGGCGATGGTGGCGGCGCTGCTGTCACGCCGGTGGAGAACCGGGAGACACTGGTGAACGAAGTTCACCGGCAGCCGGTCAACAGCGTGGAGCGCGACCCCGACAACGCGGGCTGGATCATCGTGCGATGCGTGCTGCCTCCCGAGATTGGCGGCTGGACCGCACGTGAAGTCGGGCTGTATGACGCAGCCGGCGACATGGTCGCCTATGGCAACTTTCCGACCAGCTACAAGCCAAAACTGGCCGAGGGGTCCGGCAAGGAATTGATCGTCGATATCTATCTGGAAGTCGGCTCAAGCGCGCAAGTCACGCTGCAGATCAATCCCAGCATCGTTACCGCAACGCAGGCCTGGGTTCTGCAGCATATAGACCAGGCGAAACAGCAAATCGAACAGGCCGAGCGCAATCACCGCGCCCGCCGCTTCTACTACTCCATCCTGTGAGGGCGAAATGGCATCTGGAAAGCTGGGCAAGGCCGCGCTGGTCGCGGCAACTGACACTGATCTCTACACCGTACCTGTGAACACCGTCACCACGGCAACGGTCCACTTCTGCAACCGCACGGCCGGTCCGATTGCTGTCCGTGCCGCTGTCCGCACCGGCGGCCTGGTCGATGCCGATTACGTCTACTACGACATCGAGGTCCCCGCCAATGACGTGCGCGGCTACGAGGGCCTGGTGATGGGCGCCGGTGAAACGCTGGTCGTGCGCGCTGCGGCGGCCGGCATCAGCGCCCGCGCCATGGGCTTCGAGGAGGTGGCGTAATGGGCAGCTATGGCGGTCAGGGCGGCGCAAGCAGTAGCGCGTCACGCCGCAAGATCATGACGTTCACATCGAGCCGTTTGTGGCAGCTTCCGGCTTGGGCGCGCGGCGGCATCGCGGAACTGTGGGGCTGCGGAGCGGGCGGAAATTCTGGCGCGGCTAACGTTCGTGGGGCTACCGGCGCAATTGCCACCGGGTTCCGATTTGCCGTGCCGATCACTGCAACGAACATGTCCATCACCATCGGGGCGGGACCAAAGATCGGTGGTCCGGGTGGCGATACGATTATCGCCATTGATGGCGCCGAGTTCGTGCGACTTGGCGGCGGCGATCTCATCGCACCTGGGATCCCCAGGTTCGGGGGAGTGTCTATGCTCCCGACTGGTGGAAAGGCCAACAATGGTGCAGTCAATCAGGACACCATTCTGGAGGTGGTCCTCGCAGCCCATAGGGGCGTTGCATTGGCAAGCCATGTCAATTCAGGGCTTTATACGAACCCGAATGCGACGGTGCCAAACGCTGAGCTTGGATGCTCCTTCTTTGGCGCCGGCAATGTCGGATATGGATTCGGCGGGAGCACCTTGGTTCCAGCCGGCAATGGCTACGTCGCGATCGAGCTGATTGAGGGAGGTTCCGCATGATTGAGCGTGTCTATGCTTCCGTGGTCGGCGGCATCGTCTCCAACGTTTTCATCGGAGGGGGCCAGCAAGACGATATCGACGTAACGTTGGCCGATCCGCGTCCTGCGCCAGGGTGGAAGTATGCCGGCGGCGCATTTTCCCCGCCGCCGCCGGTGGAGTCGCCGCAGGAGCCTGATGCCGCACTTCGGATCGTCACAAACCTCGCGTTCGACCTGCGCTTCACCAAGGAGGAGCGAGTCGATATCGAAATGGCTTCGCTGGACGATCCAACCGCACCCTATGAAATGCGCAGGCAGGCAGCCGACATCCGTGTGGCGCTGCAGCGGGCCAACAAAGCATCCTGGAGCGATCTGGACGATCCCGTTACACGCGCCAACGTGCAGCAGTTTGAGCAGTACGGCCTAATCGGCGAAGGGCGGGCAGCCGAAATCCTCGACACGCCCGTCGATGAAAGCGAGCGGCCGTGAAGCGTTACCTGGTCAATCTGCTGATCGCCCTCGACCAGTTCGGCAACGCGCTGTTCGCGGGCGACCCTGACGAAACCATCAGCAGCCGCGCCGGCAAGGCCGCGCGGCGCGGCCGGCGCTGGGGGTGCATCCTGTGTCGGCTGCTGCACCTGTTTGATCGCAATCACTGCGAAAAATCCATTGAATTGGACCGTGGCCGCCCCACGCGCTGACTTGTAAACGCGGCTGTTACACGTGCAGCCGCGTGATTCTCACGCGCGCGAGTCCGATCATGGACACATGGACTCGCTCAATGAAAGCCAGCGCAGAATTTCCAATGTGATCCGCATCGGCACCGTATCTGCCGTGGATTACGCCGCCGGGCTGTGCCGCGTGCAGTCCGACGAAAACGAAACCGACTGGCTGCCCTGGTTCACCCCGCGTGCGGGGGAAACCATCGAATGGTCCGCGCCAAGTGTTGGCGAACAGGTCATGGTGCTGTGCCCCGAGGGCGTGATGAACGGTGGCGTGGTCCTGCGCGGCATCTACAGCAATGCCTTCCCGCCCCCGGCATCTGGCGCTGCCATGCACCTGGTGCGCTACTCAGACGGCGCGGTCATCTGCTACGACACCGACGCCCACGCGCTCACCGCGACGCTGCCAAACGGCGGCACCTCCACTGTCAACGCCGATGGCGGCATCACGCTTAATGGTCCGCTGACGGTAAATGGCGACACCACCATCAACGGCGAAGCGGCCGTGTCCAAGAGCCTCACTGCTCAAACCGACGTGATTGGCGGCGGGAAAAGCCTGGCAGGCCACACCCACAGTGGCGTGACCACTGGACCGGGCGTAAGCGGGCCGCCGGCATGATCGGCACGCATGCTGCCACCGGAAAGCGGCTGGTTGGTATGGCGCACCTTGCCCAGTCCATTGCCGACATTCTGACCACGCCAGTGGGTACGCGCCTGATGCGGCACGACTACGGCTCAATGCTGCCCGAACTGATCGACCAGCCCTTCAACGGCACCACCAAGCTGCGCATGTTCGGCGCGGTCGCCGTGGCCCTGCAGCGCTGGGAGCCACGCATCACATTGACCCGCATCGGCATTGAGGCGGGCAACTCTCCGGGCAGCCTGGCTTTGCAGATCGAAGGCCAGCTGACCGCATCGCCCAAGGCCAGCGAATACACCCGGCTGTCCATCCCCTTGAACTTCCGAGCCTGACGGAGCACCCATGGCCCAAGACTTCCACCACGGCGTCCGCGTTGTTGAAATCAACACCGGTACCCGCCCGATCCGTACCGTTGCCACTGCCATCATCGGCATTGTCTGCACCGCTCCCGATGCCGACGATGCCGCTTTTCCGCTCGATCGCCCCGCACTGATCACCAACTTTGTCGACGCCATCTCCAAGGCCGGCACCAGCGGGACCTTGGCGCCGACGTTGCGCGCCATTGCGGACCAGGCCGAACCCATCACGGTGGTTGTCCGTGTGGAACCGGGTTCAACCGATGCGGAAACCACCTCCGCGGTGATCGGCACGGCCACCGGCGGCCGCTACACCGGCCTGCAGGCATTGCTTGCCGCCGAAGCTGTGCTGGGCGTCAAACCGCGCATCCTCGCCGCACCGGGTCTGGATACCGAGCCCGTGGCCCAGGCGTTGGGGGTGATCGGTGGCAAGCTGCGCGCCATGGCCTACGTGTCCACAGGGGCCAGCGGCACCAAGGAGGACGCCGTGCTGTATCGCGAAGAGTTCGGCGCCCGCGAGCTGATGCTGATCTGGCCCGACTTCACCGCATGGGATACGACGACCAATGCCGAAGTGCCGGCGTTTGCAGCTGCACGAGCGGTTGGCCTGCGCGCCAAGATCGATGAACAGCAGGGCTGGCATAAGACGCTGTCCAACGTCGCCGTCGCTGGTGTCACCGGCATCACGCAGGATGTCCACTTTGACCTGCAGAATCCGGCCACCGATGCCGGCTACCTGAACTCCAATGACGTCACCACGCTGGTGCGCGCCAATGGCTACCGCTTCTGGGGCAACCGCACCTGCAGCGATGAACCGCTATTCGCGTTCGAGTCGGCCACCCGCACCGCACACATCCTGGCCGACACCATTGCCGATTCGCTGATGTGGGCCGTGGACAAGCCGCTGCACCCGCAGCTGATCCGCGACATCGTCGAGAGCATCAACGCCAAGTTCCGCGAGCTGAAGAACCACGGCTACATCATCGACGCGACCGCCTGGTACGACGACACGGCCAACACCAAGGACACGCTGAAGGACGGCAAGCTGGTCATTGACTACGACTACACCCCGGTCCCGCCTGCCGAAAACATCATGCTGCGGCAGCGCATCACTGACCGCTACTTCGCCAACTTCGCCGCGCAGATTGCCGGCTGATCGCCGCGCTGACAGCCGCCCACCACACCGGAGAAATTCACGATGGCACTGCCACGCAAGCTGAAACACTTCAACCTGTTCAACGATGGCGAGAGCTATCTCGGGCAGGTCAACGAAATCACCCTGCCCAAGCTGTCCCGCAAGATGGAGGACTACCAGGGCGGCGGCATGAGCGGCCCGGTAAAGATCGACCATGGCCAGGAGGCCATCGAGCTGGAATGGAAGTGCGGCGGCATCATGCGCGGCGTCCTCAACCAGTACGGCATCACCACCCACAACGGCGTGATGCTGCGCTTTGCCGGGGCTTACCAGAGCGAGGATTCCGAGCGCGTGGACGCCTGGGAAATCGTCATCCGCGGCCGGCACCAGGAAATCGACCCCGGCAAGGGCAAGAAGGGCGATGACACCGAGTTCTCGGTGAAGACCGTCTGCAGCTACTACAAGCTGATCCAGAACGGTCAGACGGTCATGGAATTCGACTTCGTGAACATGGTCGAGATCGTCAACGGCACTGACCGACTTGCCGCCGCCCGCGCTGCCATCGGCGGCTGATGACCATCGGTGCCGGCAGAGATGCCGGCACCGCCTCACTGAACCGGAGTTACCCCATGAACACGAAGACCGCCACCATCACGCTCGAAGAGCCCATCGTTCGCGGAGACCAGAAGATCGAATCGCTGGCACTGCGCAAACCGACCGCAGGCGAGCTGCGCGGCATCAAGCTGGCCGATCTGCTGCAATCCGACGTCGGTGCCGTGCTAACGGTGTTGCCGCGCATCAGCAACCCGACCCTTACCCCGCAGGAGGCCGCCAATCTTGACACCGTGGATCTGGCCGCCGTGGCCGGAGAGGTGATCGGTTTTTTCATGACCAAGACGCAGCGGGCGGCGCTGTCGTCGTAACCGAAACAGTGGAGGACGCCATGGCGGATATTGCCTTGGTGTTCGGCTGGCCGCCCAGCGTCATGGACCCGATGGCGCTGGAAGAACTGATGGGATGGCGGGAACGTGCCCGCCTGCGAAACGGATCTGAAGAATGCTAGTCTGGCCGCGTGCTGAATCTCATCGCCACCGTGGTATCCATCGCGCTGATCGCTGCCATTTTTCTGGCGGCGCTTGGCGTCTTGGCGTGGGCGTTCAACCTGCTGGCCGCGATGTTCGCCGCGCCGGCATCGGATTCGGGGATTGCCAGGACACTGGCGCACGTCACCGCGGAACAGGCCACGGCGGATGCCGAGCTGACCACCGCGCGCAGGCGCACCGCACCCGAGCACTGATTGCGCTGCCCATCGGGGGCGCTCATGACTGATCGCCTCCGCCTGCAGGTGCTGCTGGATGCCGTTGACAAGGTATCCGGCCCGCTCAAGACCATCCTGTCCGGTGCCAATGGCGCCGCTGGCGCCCTGAAGGCCACCAGCGGCGAGCTGGCGGGCATGAAGCGGATGGCTGGCGATATCAGCAACTACCAGAAGATGCGCGCAGAGCTGCGCGGCATCACCCGTAATCTGGAAGAAGCCCGCACCCGTACCGCCAGTGCCACCGCAACGGCCGAGCAGATGCGCACCAGCCACCATGCCTTGGCTGGCGAGGTGAAGGCCGCCCGCGCCGTGATGAAGCTGCACAGCGGCGAATTGGCCAACGCCAAGAAGCCCAGCGCTGCCCTAACTGCCGCCTATAACGAGCAGAAGGCAAAGCTGGCCGAGCTGGAGCAGCGCTACAGCAGGTCCTCCACCAGCCTGCGCACTGCCAACAAGGCCGTGCGCGAGGGCGAGCAGGCCACCACAAAGCTCACCCAGCGTGAGCAGGCCCTGGCTGGGCAACTGGAGCAGACCCGCGCCAGGCTGGACAGGGCCGGCGTGAGCACTGCGCAGATGGCGGGCAGGCAGCGCTCACTGCGCGGCGAAGTGGCGCAGACCACCACGCGGCTGGAACAGCAGCGCAAGCAACTGGAACGTCTGCAGGTTATCCAGCAGCGCGCCAAGGCCATGCACGGCGCGGGTATGACGGCCACCATGCACGGTGCTGGCTTCATGCTGGCCGGCCAGCGTGCATTGCGGGGAGCGGCCGCACCGGTGGGTTCAGCCATGGAGTTCGAGTCCGGCATGGCCGATGTTCGCAAGGTGGTCGACTTCGACACCCCCGAGCAGTTCAAGCTGATGGGGGCAGACATTCAAAATCTGTCCCTGCGGCTGCCGATGACCGCGGTAGAAATCAGCAAGCTGGTCGCCGCTGCCGGGCAGGCCAACATCCCCCGGCAAGAGTTGCTGCGCTTCGCCGAGGACGCGGCCAAAATGGGGGTTGCCTTTGATAGCACCGCTGATGAGGCGGGCCAGACAATGGCTACCTGGCGCACCGCCTTCCGGTTGAATCAGGAAGGCGTGGTGGAGCTTGCCGACAAGATCAATTACCTGGGCAACACCGGCCCGGCCAACGTCAACCAGATTTCAGCGGTGGTGAACCGCATCGGTGCGCTGGGTGAAGTGGCTGGGTTGTCCACCGGCCCCCTCGCGGCGCTGGGCGCAACCGTGGCTGGCATGGGCATCCAGGAAGAGGTGGCGGCCACCGGCATCAAGAACATGCTGCTGACCCTGTCCGCCGGTAGTGGCGCTACCAAGGCTCAGAGGCAGGCGTTTGAGTCGCTTGGCCTGTCGGCAGAGGGCATGGCCAAAACCATGCAGCAAGATGCGGCTGGCGCCATCACCCTGGTACTGGAGCGTCTGCGTGACCTGCCTGAAGCCGAGCGCACCGGGCGGCTCAACAAGCTGTTTGGCCGCGAGTCGATCGGCGCCATTGCGCCCCTGCTGACCAACCTTGAGCTTCTGGAAGAAAACCTGCGCAAGGTGGGCGAGGGCGCCATCTACGCGGCCAGCATGCAGGATGAATATCTCGCCCGCGTAGCCACCAGCGAAAACGCCCTGCAGCTGCTGAAGAACTCGGCCAATGTGCTGGCGGTGACCATCGGTGAAACCCTGCTGCCAGAGTTCAAGGTGCTCGCCGAACGCACCGGCGTTGTCATCAAGCGAGTGGTGGAGTGGATGCGTGCTCACCCTCAACTGACTGCGGCATTGGCCAAGTCGGCCATCGCAGGTGCCGCCATGGTCGCCGTGCTGGGTGGCTTGCTGACTGCGGGCGGATTGGCAGCCATGGGTTTCTCGCAGATCTACAAAGCCGTGGGCCTGCTCACCAACAGCGGTGGGCTGGCTGGCGTTAAGCGTGTCTTCGGCCAGCTGACACGCTTCATCCCGACTATCGCCAACGGTGCACGCATGCTGTTGCCGGTGCTGGGCGGCATCAGCTGGCCAGTGCTCGCCATCGGTGCGGCCGTGGCCGTCGTGGCTGCACTGGTGTGGAAATACTGGGAGCCGATCAAGGCCTTCATGGTGGGCGTGTGGGATGGCCTGTCGCTGTCTGCCGGCATCGCGCTGACTTCCATCATGGATGCGCTGGCGCCGTTGATGCCGGCTTGGGAAACGCTCTCCGGGTGGATCGGCACCGCATGGGATTGGTTCACCAAGCTACTGGCGCCGGTGCAGTCCACTGGGCAGGAACTGGAGAATGCCGCCTCCTACGGGCGCATGTTCGGTGAATTTCTGCTGTTCAACCTGCACCTGATCATCGGTGTGGTGGGGGCGGTGGTGAAAGTGTTTTCCTTTTTGGGATCGACAATCGGGAACACCTTCGCTGCCGTTGCCACGGCATTTGGGATCGCTTGGGATTTCATCACCGGCAAGCTGGATTTCCGCGCGGCCTTGAGCGCGTTGCTAACCAATCTGGCGCAATTCAACGGCAGCATTCTGGGAAGCATCACCGAGCTGTTTGGCCCGTTGCCAGCAAAGTTCTTGCAGTTCGGCGTGGACATGATTGCCGGTCTCGTAAGCGGCATTCTGTCCAGTATTCCGCTTGTAGGCGGAGCGCTGGCCCAAGTCGTCGAAGCTGGCGCCGGCCGGTTCAAGAAGCTGCTGGGAATCAACAGCCCATCACGGGTGTTTATGGAGTTCGGCGGCTTCACGATGCAGGGCTTCGCGCAGGGGCTGGACCGCAATGGCGATGCGCCGCTGCAGGCCATTGCCGGGGTTGGCCAGCGGGTGCGCATGGCAGGCGCCGGCATGGCCATGGCGGCCGTGGCCGCGCCCGCCATGGTGGCCGGCGGTGCAAGCGCCGCCAGTGCGACCACACCGAGCCACTACGAAATCAACATCAATGGCACCGGGCTGGATCCGCAGGCCATTGCCCGCGCCGTTGCTGCCGAGCTGGACCGCCGTGACAACGCCCGCCGCGCTGCAGGCCGTTCGCGCCTGAGCGATATCGACTGAGCCACCACCATGATGATGACCCTGGGAACCTTCGTTTTTGCGCTGCCAACGCTGGCTTACCAGCAGTTCCAGCGGCAGATGGCCTGGCGCCATGCCAGCAGCGAGCGGATCACCGCGCGGCCAGCCAACCAGTTCCTCGGGCCGGGGGAGGAGTCGATCGAGCTGTCCGGCCTGGTCTCCCCGGAAATCACGGGGACGCCGGCGTCGCTGGACGTGCTGCGCGAGATGGCCGACGACGGTGAGCCCATGCCGCTGGTGGAAGGTACGGGCAAGGTCTATGGCGCTTACGTCATCCTGGCGGTCAACACCACCAGCACGCTGTTTTTCAGCGACGGTGCGGCCCGCCGGATCGACTTCACCCTGTCCCTGCGGCGCGTGGATGCGCCCGTGCAGGCACGCGCATGAGCGGCCACGCAACGCCGGCCTGGCGGGTGGTGATGGATGGCCAGGACCTCACCCAGCGCATTTCCCCAAGGCTGCTGTCGCTGACGCTGACCGAGTGCCGGGGGCAGGATGCCGACCAGCTGGATCTGGTGATCCACGACCATGACGGGGCCATGGCGCTTCCCCGCCGCGGCGTTGAGCTGACCGTGGCGCTTGGCACGCGTCAGCGGGGGCTGGTGCACAAGGGCGTATTCCGCGTGGATGAAGTAGAGCACTCGGGCGCGCCGGACGTGATTTCCATCCGTGCCCGCAGCGCAGACTTCACCCAGGCCATGCGCCTGCGGCGCTCCCGCAGCTGGCATGGGCAGACCCTGGGCGCCATCGTTTCCGGCATTGCCGGAGAGCATCAGCTGCAGGCGAAGATTGATCCGGACCTCGCCCCCATCCTGATCAAACATCTGGACCAAGCCGACGAAAGCGACGTGCATCTGCTCTCCCAGCTGGCCAGGCGCCATGACGCGACGATGGCCATCAAAGACCAGACCCTGCTGTTCCTGAAAATCGGGGGCGGCAAGCCGCTGGACATGCGCTCACCGGCCGCGCTCACGCTCCAGCGCAGCGATGGCGACCAGCACCGGTACGTGGCCGCCGATCGCGAAAGCTACTCAGGCGTGCGCGCGTACTGGACCGACAAGGCCGGCGCGAAGCGGAAATCGGTGCTGGCCGGCGATGGCGAAAGCCCGAAGCGTATGCGCGAAACCTTCGACACCGAGAAGGTGGCAATGGAGCACGCCCAGGCGGAGTGGAAGCGGCTGCAGCGCGGCGAGGCCACGCTGTCCTACACGCTGGCGATCGGCCGCGCCGACGTCACGCCAGAACAGCACGTCACGATGCGCGGATTCAAGCCGGAGATCGACGAAACCACCTGGCTGCTGACCAAGGTTACCCACACCATCACCGGCGACGCGGGGTTCAGCACGGCGCTGGAAATGGAGACGCTGGGCGGTACGGCTGAGGGTGACGATTCGCCGGGCACGGAGCCGGCGTAAAAACACCGCGGCCGACATTGGTAGCCGCGGTGATAAAGCCCCCCGTCAGGAACGTGAGTTGCGGCGGGCCGAAAGCGCGTTTATTTCGAGGTGGGCGATCTGGTCCTCGATCTGCTCGATCTTGGCAGTGATGATCTTGATCCTGCGTTTCGCGTTCTTGATGTGCTCTTTCCACTCCGGCGGGCAAGTCAGCCATAGCCCTGCCGGAATGGTGGCAAGCACCATCAGCATGGCCAGCAGCTCGCCCATGCTTGCGGTCGGGGGAAAGTGGCGAGCGAAGTAGGACATCGCTGCCAGCAAGCAAAACGACAGCACACCCGATACAGCGGCATTGCGGAAACGCGTCCGATTCAACAGGTCCCTAAGGCGCTCCCTGGCCTCTTTGAGTTCTTCCAGGGTTTCCTCTTCAGGCGCCGGTTGACTGGCGAGGTTGAGGACGAGATTTTTAACCTCCGCATCGCCGTTGAAGACGGCGCCGATGCTGGCATTTTTAATTTTGCTGGTAACTCTACTTTCGTTGTCTTCCATTACTTCTCTACTGCCTTCACTGATTTGAGTAAAAAAAAGCCCGCGTGCGCGGGCTTCGGAAGTCGAGGCTGGAGCTGATGCTATTTCCTTCTGGAAGGCATCTCGATGGTGAAATCCTCAAGCTTGACCTTTCCGGTTGTGCTGATGTTCTGGCCGATTTCACTATCTCGGATTGTCACTCTGGCTTTCACGCCACGCGGCGATGAAGCCGTGGTGCTGATCCCAAGTACAGACAGCGCCGCCCGCTGAAGTTCTTCCGAAGCATTACGATAAGCGGCAAGAAGCGCGGTTTCTTTAGGGGTCAGTCCGTCACGCCGCGCCCCCGTAAGCACGTAGACCACGTCAACGCCAAGCAGGGCCGCACCCGCGAAATACTCGCCGCCAGGGATCTGCTCTTCCTGTTCGTAGCGCGTCTGCTGCCGCTTCCCGGATCCACACGCTTCCGCGAAGGAAGTCTGGTTCATGTCCAGACGCTGGCGCTCTTCCTTCAACCTCGAACCAATTCCCATCCTGCCTCCACGAATAGACCAATAAGAACGTTGACAGGGGGCTAATTAGTCCCCATGCTTTCACGCGAATTCACGCGATGAGACGCGCATGTCTACCACTTCAATTTCCAGCGGGAAGCAGAAAACGCCCCCACTGCGCACTGCGGAGGAAGCCCGGCAGTGGCTCAACGACCAAGGCATCACCGCTACCCAGTTCGCGCGGGACAACAAGCTCAGCATCGATGCGGTCAAGGAGGTGCTCAACGGCCGCAGCAAGGCGAACTTCGGTAAATCCCACGCCGCCGCTGTCGCACTTGGGATGAAGCCTAACCCTCGAATTGCCGCGTTGTCACGCAAAGCAACGCGGGGCCGATGATTCGATGGTGGCCCTCGTTCCGCGTCGCAAGGTTGTCTTCAGCTGTCCGTTTTGCCGGTCACCGTTGATCAAGCGCACCAGCCACCTCGCTCACCGCTACCTGCGGCACGACGTGTTTGTGTGCGACAACCCGGTGTGCGCGGCCAGCTTCAGCGCCCATACGGAAATCACCCATCTGGCCAGCCCGACCGGCATTCCCAACGCACTGGATTGCGAGCTGCCGGAAACTCCGCACCTGCTCCGCATCCAGTCGCAGGCGGCCTACCGCGCTGAACGGCAGAGTGCGCAGATGGATCTGCTGGACGGCACCTGCGCGGAGTCCAGCCAGTGAAGCGGCCGACCGACAAGCCATACCACTGTGCCTGGGCGTCGGCCCAAGCTCCTCGCTTGGTTCAAGGGCCGGTACTGAGTGACAAGCCCGTCAGCCCTGCCCAGAAGGAACGCGAGGCCGAGCAGCTGCGTGCGGCGGTGGAGGCGCACCTGGCCAATGGTGGGCAGGTGCAGGTCATCAGCACGCCTATCGTGCCGAAGCTACGGGGGCGTGCATGAGCACGGACTCCCCCTGTTTCGTCAGTTCAATCGGCAGTGGCTTGTCGGCAAAACTCAGGAGTCGGCATCAAGCCAGCCGTTCCCTGATAGGGGTTGCCATCGCAAAAAGTGGCGACAACATCACGCCCCATCCGGCCATTGAAATCGATCGTTGCTCCCTCCAGCAACGCTGCGGTGGAGTTGCCTGCGCTCAGAATTTCTGTGACGGCAGCTCCTGGCACCTGAAGGTGAAGGATATTCCGCTTCTGGGAATCGGTACTTTCAGCCCGCAGGATGAAAACCAGATCGTGGCCCTGTGGCAGCAGCCCCTTCTTGCTCATCTTTTCCAGCACGGAATGCGCATCACCGGCAAAGCCGTAGAACAGTGCGGCTTCGTCCCAGCCCGATCCGTTCAGTGTCAGGACAAGCCGCGGCGGCGTGGCAAAGGGCTGGCGATCAATGGCCCCGATGGATCGGTGGAGCTTCTGAATAGCAGCGTCATTCTTTGCCTCATCGTTCGTATCAGCAGCGCCCTGACTGCCTGCGGTGGCTGCGTCAGTGGACTTTTGCTCAGGTGGTTTTCCGCCACAGGCTGCCAAGGTGGCAACGATCAACAACAGCAGAACGCGCTTCATCTCCATCATATTTCCTTCGCTCCATTGCGTTTTAAAAACCACAAAGCAACGCATATTGACACGCGCCACGGATGGAGAGAAGCTTTCCCCGTCGCCGCACAATCGGCGACCGGGTTTGACAGCCCGAACCACAAGGCGCACCAGCGCCCATCCGCAGATGCCGGCGCTTTTTTGTTGCCCGGCGCTGCGCCGGGTGCATGCCAGCCAGTTCAATGGCGGGCGGTGCGCGGGAGCCGCAAGGCTCGCCGGTCCTTGTGCCGGTCTGTCAACCGCGTACCGTCCGCCACCTCGTTTGACAGCGAGAGGGCGGATTCCAACTCACACAAGGAATCCACCATGTCCCACGACCCCCAAGTTACGCCCGCGCTCGCATTTCAGCCCGGCGAAGCCACGTTCATTGCCCCGCTCGGGCACACCCTGCAGCTTGAAATCGGCACGGACTACATCGCGGCATTCGTCCGCGTGGACGGCGCCGATCCTCGCCAGCCGCTGGTCACGCTCTACACCTACCGCCCGGCGCGCTGCGCGCAGATCAACCGCGTGCCGGTGCTTGTGCTGGGGCACTCCTACCTGCCGCTGCCGGCCGACGCCTACGCGGCCGCTGTCGCGTTCCTGTGTGCCCATGGCGCCTACCGCAGCCTGGAGGGCATCGCCGCATGATCACGACCCTCGCCATCCTGTTGATCGTCCCCGCCACCGGCGGCGCGTTGGCGCTGCACCTGTGGCAGACCCGGCCTGTGCCGGCCCGTCATACCGGGCTGGCCGTGGGCCAGATTCCGCAGCGCCGCAGGCGCCGCGCGCAGGCCGTACGCCGGGAGGTTCGGGCATGAAGCTGGATATCGTCATTCCCGTGGACACTGCCGCGCTGCCCCACATCACAGACGGCCACCTAGCCGCGCTGTGGCAAGTGGCGCAGGCCAACCCGGCGCCGATCGAGGACCGCGCTGCCGGCCAGGTGGCCGAGGCCATTGGCCGCGAAATCATCCGCCGCTTCCTGCTCACCACGCCGCCGTTGCTCTGGAACCACCAGGGCGGCCATGCGGACTGGGCCAAGTTGCACCCGCAGCAGGGTGGTGCGGAATGAGCACCGCCATCGAGCTGGAAACCGTGGCGAAGGACGTGCAGGTCCGCGTGACGCGTAACCGGGACTGCTGCTTTCTGGCCTGCGTGAGCCTGAAGGCCGAGCCCTACGTGCCGATGGCTGTGCTGGCGCAGTACCCCGAAACGATCCGCAGGGCCAGCAACGGTGCGGTGCAGTTCGGCACGGTGCTGTTCTTCCTTGCCGCTGGCCAGGCTGAGCTGCTGTTCGCCTGGTTGCAGGAGGATGCCCAGTGAAATTCGTCCCCCCGCTGCTCGATGAGCAGGCAATCAATGCCCCTGACTACGACCGCCTGTGGCGTGCCCAGCAGGCCACCGAGCTGCTGTCGCGCCTGACTGATGAGGTTGCAGACGCGGCAGGCATCACGCACGACCAAACCGCTGCCATTGCCGAGTACATCAGCGAGGACATGCGCGACGTGTTGAACCGGTCCACGCCGGTTGAAGAACTGATTTAACGCCGCCCACAGGCTGGGCGGTGCGCCAACACTGCCCACGCCTGCGCACCACCAGGAGAGAGAGCCATGCAACACCCCACCCAGCGGAAGGCGACGGTCTGACCCATGCAGGAAGATGTTCGCCAACAAGTGCTGCAGCGCCTGCAGGCCGATTACGGCCTGAAGGAACGCCCCGGTACCGAGTACATGCGCGGCGGGCGCTGCCCGTCCTGCAGCAAGAAGGAGCTGTATACCAACCACCTGAAGCCGTGGGTGATCCGCTGTGGCCGGCAGGCCAAGTGCGGCCGCGAGCTCCACGTCAAAGATCTGTACGAGGATCTGTTCGACGACTGGGGCAAACGCTTCCCTCAGACCGACAGCAACCCTCACGCGGCGGCCGAGGCCTACTTGCAGCATTCCCGCGGCTTCGAGCTGGCCAAGGTGCGTGGCCTGTTCACCCAGGCTGACTACTACAGCCCGCAGATCAAGGCCGGCAGCGCCACCGTGCGCTTCGCCCTGGAGCGCGGCATGTGGTGGGAGCGGCTGATCGACCGGCCGCACCGCTTCGGCAAGATGAAGGCCCGCTTCGCACCGGGGCAGAGCTTTGCCGGTACCTGGTGGGCAGCGCCGCAAGTGGCCGAGCAGCTGGCCAGCTGTACCGAGCTGTGGATTGTGGAGGGCATCTTCGACGCGATCGCGCATATGCACCACGGCCATGTGGCGGTGTCCGCCATGTCGTCCAACCAGTTCCCGGCCGATTCGCTGCGGGCGTTGGCGAAGCTGCGGGCGGGCAACCTGCCCACGCTGGTATGGGCGCCGGACAACGAGCCCAGCGCCCGCGACTACCTGCGCAAGCATGTGGCCCGCGCCAAGGCCATGGGGTTCACCTGCAAGGCGGCGCTGATCACCCAGCCGGCAGAGCGCAAGGTGGACTGGAACGACCTGCACCTGCGGGCGCTGGCCCATGGCGACCACGTGGACCAGCTGCAGCAGTGGCAGGACGATATCGCCGAGGCCCGTTACCAGGGCGATCTGGTGCTGGCCCGATCGGCCATGGAGCGCGGCCTGCTGATCTACAACCACGACAACCGGCGCGAGTTCCATCTGGAATATCGCTCCCGGCTGTACTGGTTCGAGTTCGACGCCAACCGCTTCGAAAAGCTCAAGGCCGACCACGTCAAGAACAACGGCGATGAGGAGCTGGACGACAAGCTGCCGGAGCTGCAGCGCGGTGCGGCCTTCGTGCGCGAAATCGCCAACTGCTACCCGGAGGCGCTGTATTTCCAGCGCAACGAGGTGACGGATGAGAGCTGGTATTTCTTCCGCGTCGACTTCCCGCACGATGCGCCCAGCGTAAAGGGCACCTTTACCGCCTCGCAGACGCTCAATGCCCCCAGCTTCCGCGATCGGCTGGCCAGCTTCGCGCCAGGTGCGGTGTTCGACGGCACCGCCAGCGAGCTGATCCACGTCATGAAGGACCAGCTCTACAACATCAAGAAGGTCGAAACGATCGACTACGTGGGCTACTCCAAGGAGCACCGTGCCTATGTGCTGGGTGATATTGCCGTGCGCGATGGCGAGCTGGTGCATGCCAACGAGGAGGATTACTTCGAGTTCGACAAGCTGCGGCTGAAAACCACTCAGAAGTCCATCCGCATGGAGATCCAGCGCGATGACGACAACTACCGCAGCGACTGGCTCCCCTGGCTGTGGACCTGCTTTGGCACCCACGGCATGGTGGCGCTCACGTTCTGGTTCGGCTCGCTGTTCGCCGAACAGATCCGGGCGGCACACAAGAGCTTCCCCTTCCTGGAGGCCACCGGCGAGGCCGGTGCCGGCAAGACCACGCTGCTGACGTTCCTGTGGAAGCTGCTCGGGCGCAGCGACTACGAGGGCTTCGACCCGTCCAAGTCATCCAAGGCCGGCCGCGCCCGCGCCATGGGGCAGACCTCCGGCATGCCGACGGTGCTGCTGGAGGCCGATCGCAACGAGCCGGACAAGGCGCACGCCAAGACCTTCGAGTGGGACGAGCTGAAGGACTTCTTCGGCGGTGGCACGCTGGCCACGCGCGGTGTCCGCAACGGCGGCAACGACACCTACGAGCCGCCGTTCCGCGGCACGATCGTCATCAGCCAGAACGCCTCCGTGGATGCCAGCGAGGCGATCCTGACCCGTATCGTGAAGCTGCACTTCAAGCGCCCGGAAGTGACGACGGAGAGCCGGATAGCGGCCGACAACCTCAACCAGCTGCAGGTGGAGCAGCTGAGCTATTTCCTGGTCAAGGCCATCAAGGCCGAGGGCAGGGTGATGGAGACCTTCGCCGAGCGTGCCCGGCACTGGGAGGCCGCGCTGCGCGAGCGCAAGGAGATTCGCATCGAGCGCGTCATCAAGAACCACGCGCAGATGCTGGCCCTGCTGGACTGCCTGCGGCTGGTGGTGGACATGCCCGCGGCGATGGTGAGCGATACCCAGATTGCCCTGGCCAACATGGCCGAGGAGCGGCAGCGGGCGATCAGCGCCGACCACCCGGCGGTAACCCAGTTCTGGGAGGTCTATGAATACCTGGAGGGCCTGCAGAACGGCCGCGTGGTCAACCACTCCCGCGAGCCCAGCCGCATCGCCATCAACCTCAACGAGTTCTATGCCAAGGCGGCGCAGTATTCGCAGAAGCTGGCCGAGATCAACGACATGCGGCAGCTGCTGCGCAATTCGCGCCGGCACAAGTTCGTTGACGCCAGCATTTCCGTGAATAGCGCGATCCGCGCCGGCGACCTGACCAAATCCGCGACAGTCAAATGTTGGGTGTTCAACACCTGACAAAAACCGGTGCGCGAGCACCAAAACAGCGGGCCCGGCGGGCGGTGCGCCAACACCAACCCCAAGGGCCTTCCCAGCAAAGCTCAGGAGATGAGAGCCATGCAACAGATGAGCGGGGATGCCCCCAACACCGTTACACCTTCACCGGTACCGACCACCGGACCCGGTGTGGAACTTACCACGATCACCCCGAATCACCGCCAAACCCCGCAGGCACGCGCGGTGGTGACCATGACCGTCACCCATGACCAGGTGACCATCCATGCCCAACTGGCCATGGGCCGGGAAACGAGCGTCATGCAGCGGTGGGAACGCCGCCGCGGCCGGGGCAAGGGCTGGTGGAGGGTGGAGGGAATCGCCTCGATGGGCGCAGCGGGTGCCGCGGTGAGCCCCGAGCTGGCCGCCTGGCTGGACCGCATGGCCTTCCCGCATGAGGTGGCCAACATGCTGCCGCGGGCCGCCTCTTCCGCCTGCGGCGCCGTCATCGATGCCGCTGCCCAGGAACTGGAGGTGGCCCGGTGAACCTCGATCGCATCATTGAACTGTGCCGCGCCGCCCGTGCGGCCGGCACGCCGGGACCGATGTCGACCGGCGAAGCGCTGACCGTTGCCCTGGTATTGAACCGCCACGACTGGCTGATCGATGAGGGCTACACCATCGCCCAGGCACTGGACCGGATCGACGCCGACAGCATCCCGCTCCTGCGTGATGCCGAGCGGGCAATGCAGAGCGAGGGCCACTGTGCCGAGTCGGACGTGCAGCAGTACCTGATTGCCTGCCGCAACTGGGGGAAAGCGAATGCATAAGTTCGAGATCCGCCACGCCGGTATGTTCTCTGGCCTGGGCGCCGGTGCCCGTGGCTTTAACCAGGCACGCCCGGACATCGGCACTGCACAGGCCACCTATCGCTGCATCGGCGGCATCGATGTGGACCCGGCCGCCATTGCTGATTTCAACCGCATCGCCGGCGTGCCCGGCACGGTGATGGATCTATTCGACCTTGAGCAGTACCGCGCGTTCTGGGGTTGCGAGCCGCCAACCGGATGGCGCGAGGCCACCACCACCGACATCCACCGAGCGTTCGGTGGCGAGCGGCCGCACGTCATGTTCCTGTCCGCCCCGTGCAAGGGCTTCTCGGGCCTGATGGCCGAGAGCAAGAGCCGCACGGACAAGTACCAAGCGCTCAACCGCCTGACGCTGCGCGGGATCTGGCTGATGCTGGAAGCCTACCGGGATGACCCGGTGGAAATTGTGCTGTTCGAGAACGTGCCGCGCATCGCTTCGCGCGGCCGGCACCTGCTGGACCAGATTGGTGCGCTGCTGCGGGCCTACGGTTACGTGGTGGCCGAAACCACGCACGACTGCGGCGAACTGGGCGGCTTGGCGCAGAGCAGGAAGCGGTTCCTGCTGGTGGCGCGTCACGCCGAGAAGGTGCCGCCGTTTCTGTACGAACCGGTGAAGCGGCCACTGCAGGCCGTTGGCTCGGTGCTGGGCCGTATGCCGTTGGCCGGCGACGTGGAGCGCGCCGGGCCGATGCACCGCGTGCCGGCGCTGCAGTGGAAAACGTGGGTCCGTCTGGCGTTCGTGGAGGCCGGGAGCGACTGGCGCAGCCTCAACCGGCTGGCAGTGGAAGACGGCGTTCTGCGCGACTACCTGATCGTTCCCGAATACCGTCGCGGCTATCTGGGCGTGCATAGCTGGGATGACACGACCGGCACCGTTGCCGGGGAAAGTCTGCCCAGCAACGGTGCCTTCAGCGTGGCTGACCCGCGCGCCGCCGCTGGCGCAGCGCAGTACCAGCAGTACGGCGTGCTCGGCATGGACGACACCGCGGGCGCGGTGATCGGCGTGAAGTCCCCGGGCCAGGGCACGTTCTCGGTCGCCGACCCTCGCGCTTCCAGCGGATTCGAGGGCGCCGGCAAGTACCGCGTGACCGGTTTCGGCGAGGCCGCCGGCACAGTCATCGCGCGGAGCGACACCGGCCAGGGCGCGTTCGCCGTGGCTGATCCTCGCCCCGCAAGCCAGCGCCAGAAGGGCGACGCGTACCTAACCAACGGCCACTACGGCGTGGTGGGCTGGGACAGCAGCAGCGGCGCCGTGAGCGCGGCCGCCGGCCACGACAACGGCCGCTGGTCCGTGGCTGACCCGCGCCTGCCCGGCGCGCGCGACAATCTGGTGTGCGTGATCCGCAGCCTAGACGGAACGTGGCACCGGCCATTCACCACCTTGGAGCTGGCGGCCCTGCAGTCGCTGGTCGAACCGGAGGAAAAGCTCGAGCTTGATGGCCTATCCGACCAGGCGTGGCGCGAGCGCATCGGCAACGCCGTGCCGCCGGCGGCCGCGCGCGCCATCGCCGAGGAAATCGGCCGCACGCTTCTGCTGTCGTGGACCGGGCAGACCTTCGCGCTGGGGAGCACCCCAATCTGGGTGCGTGACGTGGCTGTCGCCATGACCATGCCGGAGGTCGCCCAGTGACCCAACGCCAACTGGAACGCCTACCCGCGGCGATGAACTGCAAGAACGGCCATGTGGCCAGGCTGATGGAGGACGGGCGCCGCGCGTCCGCCGGCGGTGGCCACTATGTCGAATGCCCGTGCTGTCGAACGCAAAAGTACGCCGAGCCAGCCGCCGCCACACGCGAATGGCGGCGGATCAATGGTATCCGTGCCCGCCGTCCTGCCCCGGCTCCTTCCAACGTGCTGCAGCTGGGCCTGCGGCTCACTGGAGGGAACCGTGGCTGATGGACACGTACAGCGAGGAATACCGGAGCCAGTGCGAAGCCAGGACGTGGCTGCGGGCGGGATACACCGACCGCAAGGCTGTGGACGCCCTGGTGGCCAGAATCACCGCAGTACGCGGGCCGGAAGCGGCCGGACAACTGCGCGAGGAGATGCGACGGCAGTGGCAGTGCCGGCGGGGCTGGCTGCAGGGCACACCGGGGGCGTCCTGACGTTCCCGGTGCTGCAGCGGATCGTGCGGCCGCTTGGCGGCCTGCCACGGGCTGCCACGGTGGTGCGGTGGGCCAAGAAGAACCACGTGCGGCTGCTGGATGATGGTGCCGGCGGGGTGTTCACCACTGTTGACGCCCTCAATGCGGCGCTTGGACTTGGGGCCGGCATGAAGGATGGGGGCGCAGAGGACAGGCTGGAGGATCAGATCTGATGGGGAGAAGGCGAAAGTTCAATCCGGATATCCCCGGGCATATTGACCAGCGGGCACTGCCCGCTGGCATCTACTGGGACATGGGCAGGTGGTACATCCTTGTGGACCAGCCCGAAGGCCGGCCGAAGAAGAAAACCGTGGCCAGTCCGCTCGCAAAGCTGTCAGACCTTCATGCGTTGGTGGAGGAGGCGTTGACCGGGGTGGAGCGCGGCACGCTGCAGCACATGGCCGACGCGTTCAAGAAGTCCACCGAATACCGCGACCTCAAGCCTGGGACACGCAAGGGCTACGACACACAGGCTGAAACGGCATGCGGCTGGATACTCAGGGATGGATCCACGCTCGGGCAGTTGCAGGTGCGGCGCTTCACCGTTCCCACCATCCAGAGGCTGGTGGAGACCATCGCCGCCGGCCGAGAGGCCAGCGGCCAGCAGCCGGCGGTACCGGCGACCCCCAGCAAGGCCAACCACGTGCTGCGCTACCTGCGGAGGCTCTTCAGCTGGGGCATCCGCCACGGCTACTGCAAGGAGAACCCCTGCAAAGGCGTGCGTGAGGCAAAGGAGGTGGGCGCCTTCAAGATGCCGGCGCCGGAGGCCCAGGAGGCGGTACTGGCTTTTGCACGAGTGTGTGCGGCAAGGAAGGCGCACACGCGCGGCAGCCTCTCGCCCTACATGCCGGCAGTGATGGTGCTGGCCTATGCGGTGAGGCTGCGGGGGATCGAGGTCAATACGCTGACCGATGCCCACATCACCAAGGAAGGCATCATCAGCAACCGGACCAAGGGCTCGATCGACAACCTGACGGAATGGAACCAGGACCTGCGCGATGCAGTGACCTGGCTACAGGCTTATCGCGCCGAACGGATGGCGGAGAAGGAGCGGCCGGTACCGATCCGGGCGGAAGATCGCGAGCTGCTGGTTACCGAGTCGGGAACGCCGCTCACCAAGTCCGCCCTGGATAGCGCCTGGCAACGGCTGATCAGGGCAGCGATCAAGGAAGGGGTGATCACCAAGGAGCAGCGTTTCTCACTGCACGGCCTCAAGCACCGCGGCATCACAGATTCGGAGGATGAAGCCGATGGTGGCCACCGCACACTGGCCATGCGGCAGCGGTACCGGCACGGCCTGGACCGAGTGAAACCAGCCCAGAGACCGTAG